GATCAGGACGCTGTGTACTCACAGTTGCTTTGTTACGGCCAGTTGACATGCAGTAACCGTGCACGTCAGGGCTTCATGCACTCGGTCACCTGATTCTGATGGGACGAGGATTCGCTGACGCTCACAAGGCTGGTTCACGCCCGTATGGGCAGCCCGCTGGCGACAATTTTCGGGATTCGACACCACGGCCCCAAGCCGTGGGATTTTCCCGCAACGTCCAGCGGATCAACCCGATGAGGAGCGAATCTGTTGTTCCTGAAGTGGTCAAGTGTAGTTCGCTGACTCGTGATGGGGCGCCCTGTAAGGGGCGTCCCGTTACGGGCAGTGATCTGTGTGTCTTTCACACATCTAAGGCAGTCTAGTGCAACTCAGCGCGATGCGGGACTACGTGAGAAACGTAGTTGATATCACATCGAATGATATCTCTGATGTGACGATGAACACGTTTATCCGTGAAGGATACAACGTCATCGTATATTCTGAAAAGCGGTGGCCGTTCTATGAAGTTTCCACCACGTTTTCAACGGTAGCGGACCAAGCGGACTATCCGATGTCTGACGTTGCCGCTGCTTTAAGTTTCGTCCACGACGGCGTAACCTTCTCGGGGGTCAGCGCCCCCTCCAATGTTGGTATGCGTGAAGTTGCCGCAATGAAAACCGACAACCATGTCATGCAGTACATCGGTTACGATGTCGCTGACATCATCTACCCGTTGGATTCCAACTCTACAGGCCGACCATGGTACTGGACGATGTGGAACTCCGGGGTGAGTGCTTCAACAGCGGTAAACAGCCAAACAGTCCGCGTGTACCCCACCCCCAGTGAAGTTCAGACGATCACAGTGCGCGGCTACCGCAACCCGGTTGATTTCGGCGGCAACACTGCCGTATACCGTACAGCAATAGCCGATGCGAACACCCCGGATCTGCCGGTGCCGTTCGACAACGTACTGTCCCTGTACAGTATTTACAGGTCATATCAGCAGCAGGAAGACGCCATGATGGCGAACCAGTATTTCTCCCTGTTCCAAGGCGAGTTGGATAACTTGCGGGCACGGTTTGAGGACACTCCGGCCCCGCAGCCGCTGCTGTTGAACTCTATTAGGGCTTCCCGGTGGCAGAGCCAAAGTTACATGCCGGGACAACTCCGCTACCCATCTCCCTTCCGGTAATGGCGTTCGCGGTAAGAACCCCGTCAGCCGCTACCTCGGAACCGTACCGGTATGACGAACGCGCCGACTTTACCGGCGGTTTGAACCTGCGCGCCGACCAGTTCAACCTAGCGGTGAACGAATCGCCGTCGCTGTTGAACGTGGACGTGGACCCGCGTGGTGGCGTGTCACGCCGTGAAGCGGTTGACATTATCAACGGTACCGCTTTGGGCGACAGTATTCTCAGTTTGTTCTCCCATTCGGACGCATCCAACAATCAGGTTTTGATTGGTGTAAAAAGCAGCAGCAACAGTACGTTGCATTACGCTACTGGTGCGGCAGGGAACTTTACCCAAATCACGTCCTCGGCGGGGAATATCACGATGACCGGGTTGCAACCCCCGCAGGGTGCAACATTCAACGACATCACATATATTGTCAACGGGTCCTTGTTCGACACGACGTACGCTGCGGTTTCTTGGACTGGTTCCAATAACGCCACAAGGTTGACACCGGACATTGACGCCTCTGACGGTCATTTCCCGTGCGCCCGCTATACGACTGTGTGGGGGCAGCGCGTTTGGGTGGCGTACACGTTGGAGTCGGGTGACGGGTATAAGAACCGGATCCGGTGGTCAAAGGTGGACGACGCCGAAAACTGGACTGCCACCGACTTTATCGATGTGGACCCGGGGGAAGACGGCGACCACATAACGGGCATTATCGCAGANCAGAACCGTCTTCTCGTCTTTAAACAGAACTCGGTTTACGAAGTTCTCGGCTTCGACACCGACACATTCCAAGTACGCAACGTAACCCGGGTCGCGGGGAACCGGGAAGGCTGCACACCCGTAGCCACCCCGGCAGGAGTTTTCTTCTGGTACGGCGAAAGTGGCGCATTCCTGTTGACTTCCGATGATCTAGCGTGGGCGTTTGAACGAATCAAACCAGCGTTGGACGACGGAAGCCTCACATTGGGCACAGCGCCGTCTTTAATGTGGTTTGATGAGAAACTGTGGGTTTCCACCGACTACCAGTCGGGTGACAATCTAGCCGGGTCAGACCAGACCAACCGGCGCAACACATTCATGTGGGACCCGTCGTTAGGGGTCACTGGGGCGTGGACCCGGTATGACATCAACGCCCGGTCGCTGTTCGCGTACAGGCCGACAGGGGCGCAGCATTTCGGATTGGCCGTCACCTCCGATGTGAACAGTACAGCAGCGTTTACCCGGGTGGCGAAAGTCGATGTGGACGCTGACGTGGACGATTACAACGGAACGACCGCAGAGGAAATCCAGTCTTTCTACCAGACCGGATGGTATGTAGGTAACCGTCCCACGTTTACGAAACGGTGGGGGAAAACCCGTACTGTCATGTTGGCCGACAACACGCTGACGGTGAGAATGGGTATTTACAAAGATTATGACTTGTCAACTGAGTCGGTTTTCCAAGCCCAGTCGATTAGCGGCCCCGGTGGGGAAGCAACATGGGATTCGGACCCTACCGGCTCTGGTGATGGCATATGGGACGTGTCGGAATGGGCTGCTGGGGGCACTTCCAACATTTACAAGTTCTTCAGATGGCCCACGGCTGGGACAGCAAAGGCTATAAGTTTGAGGTTTAGTGTTACACCGTCTACAGGCGCCCGTGGCAAGTGGGGGCTTACGTCGGCTGTGGCGATGTACAGAACAAGGAGAATACGTTAATGGCTGCTTTGAATGTGTCCAACTCGTTTACTGCGGGCACGTCTATTGTGGCGTCCCAGATGAACACGAACTTCTCTGAGGTCGTGACTTGGGCTACCGGCACACCGTACATCTCCGCTTCTGGTTCTTTGACAACTGTCAGGGGCACCTTGTCGGTGACAGAGTTGGCGACGTTCGTTGCGGGTATCAAAATCGACGGGTCGAATCCTGTTATCACGTTTGAGGGTTCGACGGCGAACGCCCACGAACTGCTTTTGAACGTGACCGATCCGACAGCGGATCGGACGATTACGTTGCCGGATGATACGGGGACTGTTTCCCTTCAAGGCGACGGTAACGCTAATGATATTCTATCCAACACTGTCTTCAATTAAGGAAAGATAATGGCAACTTATTCCAAAGTTCTGCTGTCAGACAGCACAAGCGGAAAGAACATCTCCGTAACTGGCGCTAGTACTGGTGCGGCGGTGGACATTCACGACGCTGTGGGTGGTGCTTCCGACATAGATGAAGTATGGCTGTACGCCTGCAACACGTCTGCCGCTGACGTGGTTCTCACCGTAGAGTACGGTGGCACCACCGATCAGGACGACTACATCGAAACGACTCTGACTGCTGATGGTGGTATGACACTGGTGGTGCCGGGTTTGTTGTTGAACGGTGGTCTAACCATCAAGGCGTGGGCTGCTAGTGCCGATGTAATCAACATCAACGGTTACGTCAACCGCATTACTGCCTAGCAAATGTTCCGTCAGGACCGTACCAATCCGGGTACACGGGTATCCCAGTGGAAGGGACGCCACGATACGGCCAAGGGCTGGCCGGGTTCGCGCGTGTCTTCTTGGTTGAATGGCGGCCTGTTCGGGGCTGGCCCGTTGACGGCGTTCGGTGGGATCATCACCCAGTACGTCGATGATTCGGGCGGAGCCGATGACGGCAAGACGTTTCGGGTTCACACGTTCCGTGGTTCAGGCAAGTTCTATGTGTCTAGCGGGTCGGCTAATGTGGACTGGTTGAACGTCGCTGGCGCTGGCGGTGGTGGAGCGTCTGACGGCGTTACATTAGGCGGCGGCGGCGGCGGCGGTGCTGGCGGTATGCGAACGGGCACGGGCTACGCCGTATCGGCTGGCACTTACACGGTGACGGTCGGTGCGGGTGGTGCTGGCTCTACTGGTAACGCAGACAAGGGCGACGATGGCTCCGACTCTGTTGCGTTGGGTTTCACCTCCACGGGCGGCGGTGGTGGGGGAAGTCAGAACACGGCAGTCAAAGACGGTAATGACGGCGGTTCTGGTGGTGGTGGAGGCCAGCGGGACGACACCGCCGATAACGGCGGTTCAGGCAATACGCCTTCGACTTCCCCATCGCAAGGTAGTGATGGCGGTGAGGGGACCGAAGCGACGGATTGGGGCGGTGGTGGCGGTGGCGGTCATAGTGCCGTAGGAGCGAATGCTTCCAGTGGTACTGGCGGCAACGGTGGGGCAGGATCAACTGGCTACGGCATAGACGAGGCCACACCAACCTACGCTGGCGGCGGTGGCGGTGATGGCAAAACCACGAAGGGTTCTGGTGGTTCAGGAGGTGGCGGTGCCGCTTCTGATGGAAGCATCGGAGGGACTCCGAACGCTGGCGGCGGTGGCGGTGCTGGCGAAAGCGCAGGCGGTGACGGGTCCACGGGCATT